TGCAGCGTTAAAACAGTGGATTGGAAACGCAAAAGGCCCTAGTCCTACTGAAGAAGAAATAGCTCTTTTAGATGCACTTAATGAAGGTCGTGCAGCTGGTGCTCATAAATTCATAAATATCATCACCAGTTGTGCTCAAGATGGTGATAGTAAATCAGCGCAATGGATGCTTACTCATAGCCCGTCATATCGCAAGCATTACAGCGACAACGCAGCCGTCACGCGCGCAAGAAATGAAGGCATTGAAGCCGCTGTATCAGCCATCGCTGAGGCAAGCCTCACGCCAGAACAAGAGCGCACCGTATTACTTCGCATCCAGGCCAAGACCGGCCACGAATTAGTGCCAAGTGAAGAGGAATAACCCAATACTGGCCAGGCTCGCAGAACTGCAAGCTGAGGCCGTTGGCAGCCGTTCAGCCTTGGCTGATGTTGATGACCTCCTAGAACGCATCGCCGCAACGCTCAACCCTGGCCAGCTCAGCGCCTTCGAGGTAGAGCGGCTTGGTGCTATCGCTACATCACAAGGCGGATCACCAAACAGCATCCCTGAAATCGGCATCAGCGCTGGCTATGGCAGCGGCAAGACCTACTGCGCTCATGCGGTTGCCGTGAAGATGGCCGCTTTGAATCAGGGCTTTGTTGGTTGCGTCATGGAACCAACCAGCGATATGGTCCGCCGCATCTGGGCGCCAAAATTTGAGGATTTCTTGGATAGTTTTGGCATTCCATACACCCCACGAGTGGCGCCGTATGTAAGCCATACTTTGCATTTCCCTGGCGGTGATTCAACAATCCTTGGCCTGTCGTTTGAAAATTATCAACGCATCGTGGGTGATGACTGGGCCTTCGCAATCATCGATGAGGTTGATACTGCGAAAGCCTCGATCGCTCAGCGTGCCTATGACAAGATTCTGGGCCGTATCAGGGTCGGAAACTTCAACCAGCTGCACTGCTACTCAACGCCAGAAGGGTTTGGGTTCCATTACCAGACGTTTGGCACTGATGCAGCACGGGAGGGCAAGCGCCGAGCGCTGCTACGGATGAAGACCGCAGACAATGCTCATAATCTCAGGCCGGGCTTTGTCGATGACCTGCTGAGCCGTTACACCCATGAGCAATGCCGCGCATACCTCGAAGGCATTTATCAAAACCTTGCGACGGGAACGGTCTACGACAGGTTTGACCGTGCCAAGCATGTTGCCGATGTTGATGATGATCCGTTAGGTGAAGAGCCGCTGAGGATAGGGATCGACTTCAATGTGAACAATATGAATGCAGTGGTCGCGATCCGGTCTGGCAATGCCCTGCATTTCATCGATGAGATCAGCGGTGCCCATGACACTGATGCCTTGGCACAGGAGATCTGCACTCGCTATCCAGGCCGGACGCTTTACGGTTACCCAGACGCATCAGGTGGCAACCGCTCGACTAATGCGACCAAAACCGATCTGGAGATATTGGCCAGTTATGGCATTAGCAACCAATCGCCTAAAGCAAACCCCAGGGTCGCTGATCGGGTTTCTGCTTTTCAAGGTGCTTTGGAGAACGGGAAAAACGAAATCAGGATCCAGATCAACCCACGATGCAAACGGCTGATCGAATGCCTAGAGCTGCAGGCATACAACGAACGCATGGAGCCTGACAAGGAATCGGGGCACGATCACATGAATGACGCGGCAGGGTATCTCGTATGGCGTGAGCTGAACCCACTGCACCGCAGGGCCGGCCGTGGCACCGGCATTAGACTGTATTAACAAAACATTGAACAATGGCCAAGCGCCGGAAGCCCAAACGCCGCAGGAGCTGACCTGCTACGCTCAGCACGTTGCCTGAGTTAATGGGTCTCAGGTTTCACTGCCAAGTGGGTTCAAAGCCTCAGCGAGTCGGGCCGCTGGGGCTTTTTAATGCCTATACGCATCCGCTGCTTTCCTTGCATTCGCTCGCTGCAGCTGCTTACGGTGCGATTCCACCAGGTGCATTGACGACACGTTGCAACAGCTGGTAAGCCCATCTTGAGTCAGGCACACCCTCACGCAATCGTCTGCGGTGGCGCTTACGTCCAGATCGTCCATGGCTCTTTTGATGCCTCTTGCTAAGTTAGGGCCGAACCCATCCCCAGCATCATGGAAGAATTTCTGAACGCCCTCGACGACCTGATCGCAGAAACTGAAGGGCTCAGCGTGATTGAGCTTGTAGGCGCTTTGGAACTAGCCAAAAACGACATCATCGCCGGGCTTGCAGTGGCTGAGCTGCTGACTGAAGACGGTGAAGAGGCAACAGCATGACCCGGCCTGTCGTAACCGCTGTGGGCCGTTTGCTGCAGCCAAAACACGGTGAACCGCGAAAGCATCAGCTGATTCAAGTTGATGCGAATGGCCGCGCCAAAATTATCAAAGATCAGCCGGCTTAAACTGTTAGCAAAAGGCGGCTGCAGCATTGGGCTATCAATCAACGGCAAGGAATAGAACTAAAACCTCAAAGGTCGTAAATGTCTACGACCCGAATCAAGCATGGATCGATCAGGAGCCACACTGGGAGCTGATCGAATGCCTGCTGACGGGCACCTATGGCATCAGGAAAGAGGGGCGTAAGTACCTGCCGCAGGAACCGCGTGAGCAAGATGATGCCTATCAGAACAGATTGCTGCGCAGCACGCTGCAACCGTATTACGTCAGGCTTGAGCGGCTACTGGCTGGGATGCTCACCCGGAAGCCGGTAAAGCTGAACGACATCAGTGATGGCATTCGTGAGGACTTATTTGATGTTGACCGGCAAGGCAATGACCTGAACACCTGGGTGTATGAAACAGCCCGTAAGGCGATCCGCTATGGCCATGTGGGCGTTTTGGTTGATGCGCCAACAGATGGCAACGGCAGGCCCTATTGGTGCAGCTACACGCCAAGGGACATTTTGGGCTGGCGCACTGAAACGCAAGATGGCAAGCCTCGGCTTGTTCAGCTCAGGCTAAAAGAACAGGTAACCGAGCCTGATGGAGAATACGGCGAAAAAACAGTCAACCAAGTCAGAGTATTGACGCCAGGCAATTATGAAATCTTCAGGCAAGATGACAAAAAGGATTACACATTATTCGAGGAAGGCACAACAAGCTTAAACGAAATACCGTTTTCAGTTGCATACAGCAACCGCGTGAATTATCTACAATCAAAGCCACCGATGGAAGACATTGGTGAATTAAACATCAAGGCGTATCAAGTTCAATCAGATTTAGACAACATCTTGCATGTTGCGGCAGTTCCAATGCTGGCAATTTTTGGATTCCCGCAATCAGCAGAAGAGATCACGGCGGGCCCTAATGAAGCGATGGCGCTACCTGAGGGCGCATCAGCCCAATACATCGAGCCGGGTGGGGCAAGCTTCAACGCATTGTTTCAGCGGCTGGATCAGATCGAAAAGCAGATCAATGAGCTAGGTCTGGCCAGTGTGCTGGGCCAAAAGCTTTCAGCCGAAACAGCCGAGTCGAAACGCATCGACCGCAGTCAAGGCGATTCCACGATGATGGTGATCGCCCAAAATATGCAGGACATGATCGACAATTGCCTGCGGTTTCATGCTGATTATCTAAACGACGCATCACCCGGCAGCGCATTGATCAACAGGGACTTTATGGGCGCTCGCATGGACCCTGGCGAGATCAAAGCGTTGCTTGAGCTCTACCTGGCCGGCACCATCACTCAATCGACGATGTTGACCCAGCTAGAGGCCGGGGAAGTGCTTGGTGATTCGTTCGACCTCGAAGAAGAGCTGGAGGCAACGGCTGCTGGTGGCCTGCAGGAATGAGCACCCCGTCTGAGTTCTATCGTCATGCCGTCGATCTGAACAGGTTCAGCAATGCTGAGGCCAAACAGATTGCGATTGCTTACAACCGATTGATTCTGCAGGCTGTCGCGGAGCTGCAGACCCTGGTCGAAGATGAGCGAGCCTTTGACCGTCAGACACGTCTTAGGGAGATCGTTCGGCAGCTACGGGCAAGCCTCGACAACTGGGCTGGCGAAAGCTCCGCACTGCTGGCAGGTGAGCTGCAGGACCTGGCCGTATTTGAGGAGCAGTTCATCAGGACGCAGCTGCTGGAGATGGTGCCAGAGCGGCTAGCTGATCAGGTGAGAGCGCTGCAGATCGATCCGGCTTTTGCTCGCGCTGTCGTAATGACAGATCCAATCGAGATCGGCCTGAATGTTCTGTCTGATGACCTGCTGGAAGCCGTAGGGCCATCACCGGCAACATTCAGGCTGACAGCAACGCAGGGCGCTCAGATCACGTTGCCGAATGGCTCAACCGTATCGAAAGCATTCAGGGGAATCGCTGAATCTCAAGCTGAGCTGTTTACGAAAACCGTGCAGTCTGGATTCCTAGCGGGCGACTCAGGGCCGCAGATGGCGAAACGCCTAAAGGGCCGTTTGAAATTTGCTGATTTTGGGCCGCTATCAGTTCGGCAACTAGCGCAAGCAGGGGGGCAGCTCACAGCAGTGGCAAATCATCAGGTGAACACGCTGGTGAGGACGAGCGTTAATCAGGTGGCAAATGCGATCAGCCAAGCCACCTACAAGGCAAATGCTGAGATCACTGAGAAATACAAATACGTTGCGACGCTGGATTCACGCACATCTGCGCGTTGCAGAGCATTGGATCAGCAAGTGTTTGAATACGGCAAGGGCCCGACGCCTCCGCTTCATTTCGGCTGCAGATCGGCGACCGTGCCAGAGATCGATTATGCAGCGCTTGGGATGCCTGAGCCACCACCTAGCGCTATACGCAGGCCGGGCATCATCTCAGGGCCGATGAGCAAAGCAGCAAAGACGCGGACGGTGCCAGCGAATCAGTCTTATGGGGAATGGTTACAGGAACAAGGCGACAACGTGAAGCGCGATGTTTTAGGGCCGAGCAGGATCCCTTATTGGAACAAGCTGGTGAAGAAATACGGGCCAGAGGATGCAATCCGTAAGTTTGTTGCAGGTGATGGCTCAGAGCTGACATTGAAGCAGCTCAAGGCACGGTACGGGCAACCCTAGAATCAAAGCAACGGGAGCCATTCAAATGAAGTATTCAGCAGGCATGAAGAAGGGCATGAAGAAGGGCATGAAGAAAGGAACCAAAAAAGGCATGAAGAAAGGAATGAAGAAGTGAGAAAAGGGCAGCGAGTCAGCTGGGTTTATCAAGGAAAACGGACGTTTGGCACTGTTACCGCAATGGGCGGGGCCAGGGCAGCGATCAAGGGC